GCACGGAAAGTGATATAAGAACATTAAATTTAGTAGAAACAATTATGATGATGTCTGAATTTTGGTTTATAAAACCTAGTGTTATAAATTCTATGAGTAAAGAACGCCAAGAAATTATAAAGAATGACATTTGGTTTGCTTCAGAAAGAAAACACTTCGAGCCTTATGACATGTCTATATTTGACGAAGTCAGAAAAAAGTTGATTAGTGAATGTGATGATAGGACTATATCAATGGAATTAGATAAAATAAATAACATTCCTTATAGGGAGAACTTGGAATTCAGAAAAGAGAAGATGCATAAAGAAATGAATAGGCAATATACCCAAATAATGGCGAAAGGAAGGTAAAATTAACTAATAATAATCAAATGAGAAGAATTTGAGAAATATAGATAAAGATAAAGACTATAATAGTAAGTATAGAACATTCTGATCGGATACTATGGTACTACAATCTTATGGAGATACAAGTTCCTTTCATAGATATTGTCTTGCAGATTATTATAATATGGAGGAATATTGATGTTTCGAAAAAAAGAAAAATCTGAAGTAGATAATTTAACAGAAATGATTTCAAAATTTGTTTTGACTTTAAGTGGTGTTGCATTATTAATTTTGTTTGGATTTAGAATTGGACCCTATGGTGAACAGCTAAAAATCAATGATATGTTAGGATATACAGCTTCATTTGGGGGAGCAATATTAAGTTCAATGACATCATTAATCATATTATATGTAACATTCAAACAGACGAGAAAAATTCAAGAAGAAAATCAAAGACAAACTTTTATTAGTAACACTAATGAGAAAATCAAAGATCATAGAGAAATATTAGAGAAAGTTAATGATAACTTAAAATCAATTAAGACAATACGTTTTAATTGCATGGCAGACTCTCAAAAGGCGCTTAATTATACTACTAATTATGAAAAGATTTATCAAGAATTTATTGGGATATCAGATATGTATTTAAGTGAAGATATAGTTGAGAAATCTCACTGGATTTTGAATTATTATAATGATGCATTTGCTAGAAGAACTGATATATTAAAAAAAGTCGCAAGTAACATTCATTATGATTATGCTAATGAACTCAAGGATTTTATATATTTAGTAGATCAGATAATTTTAGGATTAGAACAATTCTCAAATATGTTACATAATAATATACAAAATCTATATAATGAAAAATATAATAAATTAGATTTTAACTGAGAGAGAACCTAAAAAAGGTTCTTTTTTAATACAATAAAATTGATTGTAAAGTTTATATTAATTGAAGAAGGTATAGCAAGTGAACAATAGAAAAAAATTGAAACTAAATATGAATCTTAATGATAGAGGGATGGTTATGTGTGCTAAATCTCATTCAGAATGTAATGGATGCAAAGAGTGCTGTGAACTAATGGAATTATCTTATGATCAATTTAGTAATAAAGAAATAATAGAATGTTTTACAAACGATGAAAGGAGAAGATAACATATGACAACAGTAGTTAATATGAGTCTAAGTGAAATTATTCAATATGAAAATAATCCAAGAAATAATGATGCTGCAGTAGATAAGGTTGCGGAAAGCATTAAAGAATTTGGATTTAAAGTTCCAATAATAGTGGACAAGGATAATATTATTATTGCAGGTCATACAAGATATAAAGCGGCTATAAAATTAGGATTAAAAATTGTTCCAGTAATAAAAGCCGATGATCTTACTGAACAGCAAGTTAAAGCTTTCAGGATAATGGATAATAAATCTTCAGAGTTTGCAACATGGAATTATGAAGCACTTTTAAAAGAAATGGAATCATTAAAACTTGATGACTACAACTTAGATCTTACAGGATTTGATTTAAGTGAAATGGAACAATTAGAAGATAAATATAATCCTAAAGAGATCCAGGAAGATGAGGATTTTGATATTGAAGAGCAGCTGGAGAATATAGAAGAACCTAAAAGTAAAAAGGGTGATATATGGATACTTGGTAAAAACAGATTAATGTGTGGTGATAGTACAGTAAAAGAAGATATAGAAAAATTAATAAATGGACAAAAAGCAAAGCTTGTATTTACGGATCCGCCTTACAATGTAAACTATGAAGGTGCAACAGCCGATAAACTTACTATAGAAAATGATAATATGTCACAAGATGAATTTTATGAGTTCCTTTCTAAAGTATTCAATAATTATTATGAGAATATGGAAGAAGGAGCTCCTATTTATGTTTGTCATGCAGATAGTGAAGGTGAAAACTTCAGGAGAACATTTAGAGAAGCAGGCATTAAATTAGCTCAATGTATTATTTGGGTTAAAAATGCTTTTGTTATGGGAAGACAAGATTATCAATGGAAGCATGAACCTATTCTTTATGGATGGAAGGAAGGTAAAGCACATTACTTTGTTGATGATAGGACACAAGATACAGTTTGGGAAATACCTAAACCAACTAGAAATGCTGAACATCCTACAATGAAACCTTTAGCATTATGTGCTAGGGCAATAAAAAATAGTAGTAAGCCAAATGATTTGGTTATAGATTTATTTGGTGGAAGTGGATCTACTTTAATGGCTGCTACAGAGCTAAATAGAGTATGCTACACCATGGAAGTTGATAAAAAATATGCTGATGTTATTGTTTTAAGGTATATAAACCAATATGGATCAGATGGAGTTTATTTATTGAGAGATGGTGAGAAAATACCTTATTCAGAAGTTTAATTAGTTTGATAAAAATGACTTGCAATTAATGTGTTTCAGAGTGATTAATGTACTAACGAAAGAACACGGAGGTATTGAATATGAAAGCATTATTTGGAAATAAGGTATTAAATTTAAAGGAACTAAAAGGACTAAAGAAAAAAGAAGATGAAGAAGAAATAAGAAATATAGATTATAAAGTAACAAAAGAAATTGAATTAACTGATAAAGAATATAAAGAATTTATAGAGATCTTCACTAAGGATCAACCTTGGATAACAGAAGATGATGGAGGAAAAAATGAAAAAGGAGAATTTTTATGTATAAGAATTAAAAAGGCCAAGAATAAAAAAGGAATATTAGTAAATTCAGAAGGATATAAATACCCAAGATATGTTGCAATAGAGAGTTAAGATAAGCCCAATTAAAGGGCTTTTTTGTGTTTCTAAGAAAACTCCTAAGGGAGTGAAAATGTGAAAGGAAAAGATATTTTTGATGAAAAGAAGTTGGATAAAGCTAAAGAATTATCTAAACAAGGATATACTGAGGCTGAATTAGCTAAAAAACTAAATGTAAGTATTGGAACTCTAAATGAATGGAAAAACACTTATCCAGAGCTCATGAAAATTATAGAAGAGAATAATGAGTATTATGAGGATAAGGTTGAGCAGGCGTTAATTAAAAGAGCTTTAGGATATGAATATGAAGAGACTGAGATAGTGGCTAGTAAGGATGGAAAGACTTCAAGAGTAAAGAAGATTAAGAAGGAAGTTCCGCCAGATACTAATGCCATTATTTTTTGGTTAAAAAGCAGGAATCCAAAGAAATGGCGCAATTACAAAACGAACTTTAATTAGTGTCAGGTGGTGAAAATAGAACATGCCAAGGCAAAGAAGTCCGGATAGAGATAAGGCTTATGAGATTTTTAAGGAGCATGGTGGAAATATTCAAAATAGAAAGATCGCTAATATTTTAGATATTCCTGAAAAAACTATCTCAGGTTGGAAAGTTAAAGATAAATGGAATGAGAAATTGAACGGAGTACTCCAAACAAAAATACGGAGTACTCCAAAAGAAAAGAAGAAACGAGGTGCCCCGAGTGGGAGTAAAAATGCACTTGGAAATAAAGGCGGTCCTGGAGGAGCACCAGGAAATAAGAATGCAGAGAAGTTTGGTTTCTTTTCAAAGATACTTCCTGAAAGTACTTTAGAGATAATCAAGGCTATCGATGAAAAAGATCCATTAGATATCATATGGGAGAACATCCAGATTCAATATGCTGCTATATTGAATGCTCAACGTATTATGTATGTTGAAAGTAAGGATGAAATGATTAAAGAAATTAAAAAGAAAAAAGAAGCTTACTCTGACAATGGCGAAATTAATGAAATAGAATATGAATTTCAGTTTGCTTGGGATAGACAGGCTACATTTCTTAATTCACAAAGCAGAGCTATGTCTGAGTTAAGAAGTTTAATAAAACAGTATGATAAAATGCTACATAAGAATTGGGATATGGCTACTGAAGAACAGAAGCTTAGAATTAATAAGCTAAAAGCCGATATAGAAAACTCTGGGGGGAATAATAAAACTGATGAAGCTAAGTTATGGGCAAATACAATACAAGAAATAGCAGCAAAGAGACGTGATAATAATGGATAAATCATTAATAACTTTACTAGATACATATTGGGATAATCCGGTGTGGTTTGCAGAGGATATGATGAATTTTCATGCTGATAAATGGCAAAGTGAGGTACTAATGGCTTTAGCTCAAAGTCCTAAAGTTAGTGTGCGTTCTGGCCAAGGTGTAGGAAAAACTGGATTAGAGAGTATAGTTGTTACCTGGTATTTATGTACTAGGCCATTTCCTAAAGTTATTGCAACAGCACCAACTAGACAACAGCTTTATGATGTATTATGGGCTGAAATATCTAAGTGGTTAGCCAGTAGTAAAATAGAGAATCTATTAGAATGGACTAAAACTAAAATATATATGAAAGGCTATAGCGAACGTTGGTGGGCTACTGCTAAGACCGCTACTAGACCCGAGAATATGCAAGGTTTCCATGAAGATTATATGTTGTTTGTAGTTGATGAAGCATCTGGTGTAGCTGATCCTATTATGGAGGCTATATTGGGAACATTAACTGGATATGAAAATAAGCTGCTTATGTGTGGTAATCCAACAAGAACATCTGGAACTTTTTACGATAGCCATAATAGAGATAGAGATTTATATAAAACATTTAAAGTGTCATCATTAGAGAGTCCAAGAACTAGTAAAGATAATATAGAAATGCTAAAAAGAAAATACCATGAGGGTTCTGATGTGTGGAGAGTCAGAGTTGAAGGAGAGTTTCCTAAAGGGGAAAGTGATTCTCTTATTAGTCTTGAGTATGCAGAAACAGCCACAATAACAAAGATTAATAATATCCATAATAACTTTACTCTGCATATAGGAGCTGATATAGCTAGGTTCGGTAATGATGAATCAGTTATAGCGCCTAGAATAGGCAATAAAGTATTTGATTTATTAACGTATACTAAAAAAGATACTATGGAGACCACAGGTAATATATTAAGGGCCACAGATAAATTCAAGAATGAGTATAAGCATATTAACAAAGTAAAAATAAGAGTTGATGATGATGGTCTTGGTGGAGGTGTAACTGATAGGCTAAGGGAAGTTATAAGACAAGAAGGATTAGGATATGAAGTTATGCCAATCAAGAATGGTTCTAAGGCTAATGATGAAGAACACTATTCTGATAAATCAGCCGAGATGTGGGGAAATATGAGAGATATCCTTGAAGAGAATTTTACTAACTTTGTACAAGGTAAAGAACCCACAATAGAACTCCCTAATAATGATAAGCTCATTAAACAGCTATCTAACAGAAAGTTTAGAATAGATTCTAAGGGAAGGATAGATCTTGAGAAGAAAGAGGAAATGAAAAAGAGAATAGGAGAATCACCAGACTTAGCAGATGCCGTTATATATTCATTTGCTGAGAATGGAATTAGTGATTTATCTTTACTGAAAGGAGGACGAATATGGGGTTAAAATCATTTATTAGTAGTCTCTTTAAGAAGAAACCTAGTGGAGAAATGATGAGATCAGAAGGGGGTTCTTATGGTGGAGTTTATTCTTTAAATTCAAGCAAAGTTAACTATGAAGTGGCTAGGCAGCTCTACAATAATACAAAGGATGATTATAAATTGGGAAGCTCATTTGTAAAACCTATTATAAATAGTACAGTAGGATTTATGGGAGTACCACATTTTATTACAGAAGATGAAAATGCACAGCCAATATTAGATGATTTTATACTAGATAATACTTCAAAAATGTTAAGGACCCATAGTAATGCTTTAAAATTAGGAGATTGTTATATATGGATTACTAGAGAAGAAAAAGAAAATCCTTT